ACCACCTCAGGTCATTGATCAAGCGGGGCCGCTACGCCAAGCAGCCGGACCGGTTCATCTGGATCGAACGGTGCGCACCCGGGGGCTGGGGCACCAACCCCTGCGATGAGGGGGACGAGTGCCCCCACGATGGCCGGCTGGGCTGCCGGTTCCCCCTCTGCGACATGGGCAAGGACTGCCCCCATACCCTGACGGCGCCCGGCTGTGCCCTGGACAACCTGGAGTACATCCAGCAGGCCAACCACACCGCCGGTGACCGGATCTCCTGGCAGTATCTGGCCGATGAACGCCAAGCTATGGCGTCCATCCCCCGGGAGTACGGGCGCGAGCGCTTGGGCTGGCATGAGGAGCCTCCCGAGACAGGCAGTGAGTCCGGGGTGGACATGGCCCGGTTCTCTCTGCTCGAGAACACCCGGCTGCTGCCGCCGGGGCCGGCCGATCAGATGGCTGTGGTGGTGGACATGCCGCCGGATCGTTCCGAGTACAACGTCTGTGTTGCCTGGGTGGCCACCGATCCGGCCACCCAGGAGACCCGGCCCGCCGTCATGATCCATACCCTGACCGGCAGCAATCAGACCGTGGTGGACTTCCTGGCCGGGGTGCTGGACGCTGACGGCTTCGTAGACCCCCAGCAGCCCGGCCTGTTGGCCCAGGCTGACCTGCTCGAGCTGGGCATCTTGGCCGGTAGCCCGGCCGGTTCCCTCATCAAGCCCCTGAACGTCCGGGGTGCCGACGCCTACCCGGAGTGGCAGGTGAAGGCCCTCACCCCGCAGGAGTGTGCCCAGGCCGTGGGGCACTGGCTGGACTCGGTGCGCGATGGCACGTTCTGGCACCTCGGGCAGGAGCAGTTACACAACGCTCAACGTGACGCTACACTCCGCAAGTACGGGGATGCGCTGATGTGGGTGCGGGAGACCCCAGAGGCAGCCGGTAACGGCGCGCCCGCGGGTTTGGCGTCTATTTCGTCACTGTATGCCGCTACTCTGGCCCTGCACCGGCTTTACACCGAGGGTGATGGCGCCGGACCGAACATCTGGTGACGTAACGGCATAGGAGCGGGGCATGGGCATCAAACCGATGGAGTTCGTGGGCCTGGTGGCCCTGGCTGCCGCCTTCGGGCTGATCGTTGCCGGAGCGTTCATGGCCACCGTGCTGGCCGGAGTGTTCACCCTGGGCGGCCTGCTGCTGCTGACCGGCTTCAGCCTGCTGTACTTGGCTGCCCTGCGGGAGGCCAAGGCCCGTGAGACCGGCCTGCATGCCGTCGGCGGCCAGCAGAGGGCTGCATGAGCATCCTCGGGCCCCTTCTGGGCCCGCCGCGGGCCTCCATCGAGAACCCCGCCGTTCCACTCACCAGCTCCACCATCCTGGACTACCTAGGCATCGTGCCGTCCGCATCCGGCGTGGCCGTGACCGAGGAAAACTCCCTCGGGATGGCCGCAGTGTGGAACGCCGTAACCCTGATCGCCGGCACCTGCGCATCGCTGCCGCTGCACGCCTACAAGAAAGGCGATATCCAGCGGCGCCGCCTGTCCACCGGGCTTGCGGCCAACCTGCTCGAGAACCCCCATCCGGATCTGGTGCCGTACGACTTCTGGGAGATCGTGCACTCACACCGTCTGCTGTGGGGCAACGCCTACCTGCTGAAACTGCGGGACCAGTCCGGCCGGCTGGCCGAGCTGTGGCCGATCCATCCCAGCCGGGTGAAGGTGGGCCGGATCACCGCGGACGGTGCCATGGGCAACGCCCGGGACATCGGCAAAAAGGTCTACGCCGTTGACGGTGGCTTGGATGCCGGCGGCCTGACGCTGCACGATGACAAGATTCTTCACCTGCCCGCCTTCGGTTACGACGGCGTGTGTGGTGTCTCCCCGATCCGCATTGCCCGGCAGGGCATCGGGCTGTCCCTGGCCGCGGAGCAGTACGGCGCCAAGCTGTTCGGTTCGGGGTCGCTGGCCACCGGCGTACTCCAGGTGGACCAGCGGCTGAAGCCGGAGCAGGCGGACGCGCTGCAACGGCGGTGGAAGCAGAAGGCGGCCGGGCTGTCCAACTCCCATGAGGCCGTGGTTCTGGACGGTGGGGTCAAATTCCACCAGCTCAGCATCCCCCCGGAGGATGCCCAGTTCCTTGAGTCCCGCCGATTCCAGGTGGCCGAAGTGGCTCGCATCTTCGGGGTGCCGCTGCACCTGCTCCAGGAAGTGGAAGGCTCCACATCGTGGGGAACCGGCATCGCAGAGCAGACGTTGGCGTTCGTCATCTTCACCCTGCGACGCTGGTTGATCCGGACCGAGCAGTCCGTAACCCGCATCCTCAAGCCGGAGCCGGTGTTCGCCAAGTACAGCCTGGAGGGGCTGTTGCGGGGTGCGCCGAAGGACCGGGCCGAGTTCTACACCAAGATGTGGCAACTCGGGGTGCTCAGCACCAACGACATCCGGGAGCTGGAGGACATGGGGCCGGTGGAGGGCGGGGATGCCCGCTACGTGGCCTTGAACTTCGGCAAGCTGGGCGAAACCAACCCTGCCCCCGCACAGTTGCCCCCGGCCCCAGAACCAGACCCCGCCACTGAGGAGGAGGCAGCCAATGCCGCCGCGTGATCCCAAGCAGAAGCTGTACCGGTTCTGGGGCCGCACCCCTCCCCCCCAGGACCGCAACGTGGCCGTCATCCGCAGCGATGCGGCCACTACCACCGAGGGCAAGGCCACGCTCTACCTGTACGGCCCTATCGACTCCTGGGGCGGTGTGTGGGGTGTCTCCGCGGCCGAGGTGGCTCAGGCCCTGGCCACGCTGCCCAACGACACCACCCAGCTCGATCTACGGATCAACTCACCCGGCGGTGAGGTGTTCGAGGCTGTGGCCATCATGAACCTGCTGCGGGACCACTCGGCCCGGATCACCGCGCGCGTGGATGGCATCGCTGCCTCCGCGGCATCGTTCCTGGCCGTCAGTGCGGACGAGACGATCATGGGCGGCAACACCGAGCTGATGATTCACGACGCCTGGGGCCTGTCCATCGGGAACGCTCAGGACATGCGCGACTATGCGGATCTCCTGGACCGGGTGAGCAACGACAGCGCTTCGGTGTACGCCGCCAAGGCCGGCGGCACTCCCGCGAGCTGGCGTGAGTACATGCTGGCCGAGTCCTGGTTCACTGCGGAGGAGGCGGTAGCCGTGGGGCTGGCCGATTCCGTCAACACTGGGGATGACACTGAGACCGATCCGGCCGATTCGTTCGACACCGGTGCGCTGTTCCAGTACGCCGGACGCAAGGACGCCCCGGCCCCCGCTCCGGTGCCCGAGGCAACGGGTGATCTGATCACCCAGACCGTGGCCCGGATCAATGCAGGACTGGCCCCCATCCCCGCGGTAGCAGCCGCGACACAGGCCGCGGGGGCTGACATTTCCCTGCGGCACCGCTACAACGCCCGTAGGGTAAACCGCTGACCACCGCCGGTGGCGCGACACAAGGAAGGACCACCGCATGACTACCGCAGTCCAGGACCACGTGGACCGCCGTGCCGGCGTCTGGAACCAGATGCAGGAGATCTACTCTCGGCGCGACACCACCACCGGCCTCCTCTCGGCCGAGGACTCCGCCGCGTACGACAGGGCCGAGCAGGAGTTTGACAGCCTCGAGCAGGTCATCGAGCGGGAGACGCGGCACGCCGCCCGTGAGACCACGATGAGCGCCGTGGACCGTACCGGCGTTGTCGGGCCGGCCACCAACCCCGCCGCGAGTACCGGTGTGGACGATGCGCGCTACGCCCAGGCATTCCGCAACTTCCTGCGGGAGGGCATGACGGACCTCGAGGCGGAGGACCGCGCCATCATGCGGCAGGCCCAGCGGGCCCTGCCGAAGGAAGCCCAAGGCGTCGGCACCGGTGCCGCCGGTGGATTCGCCGTACCGCCGGAGTTCCGGGCCACCTTCGTGGAAACCCTGAAGTGGTACGGGCCCATGCTCGAGGTGTCGGAGATCCTGGACACCGATTCTGGGGCCACCATCCCGTGGCCGACGAACGACGACACCGCCAACGTCGGTGCCATCCTCGCGGAGAACACCCAGGTCACCGAGCAGGACGTGACGCTGGGCACCGCGGACATCGGCGCTTACATGTATACCTCCAAGCTGGTCCGGGCCTCCTACCAGCTCCTCCAGGACCGGCCGGACTTTGACACGTGGCTGGCCCGCAAGCTGGGCGAGCGCATCGGGCGCATCCTCAACCAGCACTTCACCACCGGCACCGGCACCGGCCAGCCCGATGGATTCGTGACCGGGGCCTCGGTGGGCGGCACCGGCACCGGTTCGTTCGCCACCACCGGCGGCATCACGTACGCGAGCGTGGTGGACGCGCTGGAGTCCATCGATCCGGCCTACGGCGCCCTGGGCGGCCAGATCTGGATGATGCACCAGACCGCAC